CGCGACTGTTGTCGGTGACTTCTTCGCGGAAGACTGGGGAGCGCGCTGCGAATCGATCGCTGTCGATGGACGGATCGACTACCTGTCGCTCGATCTCGAGCCTCCGCAGCTCACGCTTGCCGCGCTCTGCGAACTCCCGCTGTCGAAGGTTCGGTTCTCCGTGATCACCATCGAACACGATGCGTATCGCGGATTCGATTCGATCCGCACGGCCATGCGCGCGATCCTGCTCGAGCATGGATACGTTCGCGTAGCATCGGATGTGAAGGTGCATGGCTTGCCGTTCGAGGACTGGTGGATCGATCCGAAGGTCATCGATGCTGATCAGGCGACCGTCTGCGCTACCGAGATCAACGGTGCGGCTTCAAATCAGGTGACTGCATGAAGTCAGAACTCGTATCGATCGATTCTCTGTCTCTCGATCCAGCGAACGTGAGGCGGCATCCAGAGAAGAACTTGCAAGCGATCATTGCGAGCCTCAAGCGATTCGGACAGCAGAAGCCGATCGTCGTTGATCCGAAGGGAATCGTGATCGCCGGAAATGGAACGCTCCAGGCAGCGAAACAACTCGGATATAAGGAGATTGCGGTTGTTCGATCTCCGCTATCAGGCAGCGAGGCTACCGCCTATGCGATCGCTGACAACAGGACTTCGGAGCTTGCAGAATGGGACGATGATTCGCTAGCTGAACAACTCGCCGCTTTGCAGATCGAGGATGAGGAACTAGCTCTTGCGACCGGCTTTGACGAGAAGGAGATAGACGATCTTCTCTCTCCTGATGACGTTACAGAAGATGATGTCCCCGAGCCTCCCGTCGATCCGATCACGAAGCCTGGCGACCTTTGGCTTCTCGGGGAGCATCGCCTGCTCTGCGGAGATTCCACGAATACGGAAGACATGAATCGACTGATGCGCGGAGATCGCTCGCATTGTGTTTTCACTTCGCCTCCGTATGCGGTCGGTCTTGACTATGGCGACACCTATGAAGATTCAATATCAAATCTTCGCAAGATGTTGCCTCTGCTATCGAAGATGTGGAAAGACATCATCGATGAGAACGGATTCGCCGTCATCAACTTCGGTGACATCGCGCCGGCGGCGAAGATAGCAAAGACGGATCAGCCGTGCGAATATCCGATGTCGCTCGAATACTGGCCAGTTTTTCGAGCCGATGGATGGCGACTTTGGTCTCGTCGCATTTGGTGCAAGCCGAATGCAAGAACGCATTCGCTGCAATGTATTTCCAGCAACAGAGCCGCGACGGATTGGGAGCACATCTGGACATGGACTCGAGCTTCAAATCCGCGACTACGAAGAGTCGACGGACAAATGCGTTCGTGTTTGGGATGGCTAGATACTTCTAGCATGGATGGAGTGGAACTCGGCAAGACCGTTCACGGAGCCGGCATGGCGATCTCTATTGCGGTTTGGATGCTAAATGTCCACACTCTCACCGGCGATATCGTCCATGAGCCATTCTGCGGGACTGGAACGACGCTCATCGCCGCCGAACAACTCGGCCGCAAGTGCTACGGGATGGAGATATCGCCAGCATATTGCGATGTCATCGTGAAACGCTGGGAGACGCTGACTGGAAAGAAGGCAACGCTTGCCAACTCCTAAGGCGAAACTCGACCTGAAGCAGATCGAGGCAGCAGCTTCGATCGGATGCACACGCGAGGAGATCGCGGTGATCGTTGGCGTGTCAGCAAAGACGATTCAGCGTCGCGAGGAAGCCAAGGAAGCCATCGCGAACGGTCAGGCTCGTATGCGCGCTTCGCTGCGCCGGCTGCAATGGACGAAGGCCAAGGAAGGCAACGTCACGATGATGATCTGGCTCGGCAAGCAGATCCTCGGACAGAAGGACCGCGTAGAGGAGACGCACCGCGAAGAGGTAGTCGAGATCGAGCGCATCGCACCGAAGCCGAAGGACTGATTGAAGGTACGGATACCGTCCATCGAATCGGTCCTGCACTCCTCCCAGCGCGAGGTGTATTCTTCGCTCGCGCGATTCAACGTCCTCGAGATCGGTCGCCGATGGGGAAAGACCACATTCGGTCAGCAGATCGCGATCGACGCGGCGATACAAGGACGGATCGTCGGATGGTTCGCACCGACGTACAAGTTCCTTGCCGAGCCGGTGCGTGAGTTTGAGCGCGCTCTCAAGCCGCTGATCGCGCGCCTTGACCGAGTCGAGAAGCGCATCGAGCTGAAGACGCGCGGCGTGATCGACTTCTGGACGCTAGACGATCGCGATTCTGGTCGCGGTCGATCATATGACCTGGTCGTGATAGATGAGGCTGGCTTCGCTCCTGATCTGCTCGAGTCATGGCGCGCATCGATCTATCCGACGCTTGCTGACCGCCGGGGACGCGCTCTGTTCCTCGGTACTCCCAAGGGGACAGGCGACTTTCATAGGCTCTATACGCAAGCAGAGAGCGATACGAGCGGTCTCTGGAAGGCGTTCCGAATCGGATCGGCTGCGAATCCGCTGCTCGCATCGTCGGAGATCGAGATGGCTCGGAAGATGCTTCCAGACGCGATCTTCAAGCAGGAGATGGAAGGAATACCAGCGGAGGACGGAGGAAATCCATTCGGCCTCGACGCGATTCGCGCTTGCCTTGGACCGATGTCGAATGCCGATCCCGAATGCTGGGGAGTTGATCTCGCGAAGTCGCAGGACTGGACGGTCGCTATCGCGCTCGACAAGGATGGCGCAGTCTGCCGGCTCGAGCGATGGCAGACACCTTGGACGGTTACACGCGAGAAGCTCGCGCGCATGATCGCCGAGAAGCCGGCGCAGATCGACTCGACTGGCGTAGGAGATCCGATCGTGGAAGATCTGCGCAAGGTCTGCCGGCGCGCCGAAGGCTTCAAGTTCACGTCGCAGAGCAAGCAGCAGCTCATGGAAGGATTGCAGATCGCCATCCAGACGCAGGAGATCCGCGTCCCAGACGGATGGCTTCGCGCTGAACTTGAATCGTTCGGCTTCCGATACTCAGGAAGAGGCGCAGTTGCCTATGAAGCGACGGTCGGTCACGATGACGGAGTCTGCGCGCTTGCTCTCGCGATCCTCGCTCGTAGGTCGCGCCGTCCTCTTACATTGAAGGTCATCTGAATGAACCTATACGCTCGCCTCAAGGCCGCATTCAACGTCCGTCGCTGGCAATCGTCATCCATGTCGATCCTCGCAGCCGGTCAGGATGCGAAGAGGCAGCAGTTCAGCTCGCTCGCCGGAGCGAATGCGTATCGATCTTGGATCTACGCTGCGGCGAACCTGAACGCGGTCGCCGTCGCATCGACTCCGCTGCGGCTCTATGTTCGACGCAAGCCGAACGGCGACAAGCTCTGGAAGACGGCGAGCGTGTCGCGTCGAACGAAGGCGTATCTCGCCGGTGACACGACGCACACGCCTTCGATGTACACGCTTCGCAAGGCAGCGGAATACGGAGACGATTACGAGGTCATCACCGACAACCATCCGATCCTCGATCTTCTGTCGAAGGTGAACCCGTATCAGAACGGATACGACGCGACGGTCCTCCGCGTGCTGTATACAGAGCTCACGGGAAACGCCTACTTGCATCCCGTCATCGACCAGGTGACGAACCGTCCCGTAGAGCTCTGGACGATGCCTTCGCAATGGGTGGACGTCGTCCCAGGCAAGGAGAAGTTCATCGAAGGCTACCTGTACGGAGCGACGCGGGAGCAGCGCAAGTTCTTCGCAGCCGACGAGGTGATCCATTTCAAGCGACCGAATCCCGCTGATCTCTACTACGGGATCGGAAAGGTTGAGGCAGCATGGGGAGCGGCGCAGATGAACGCCGCGAGCCATGAGATGGATCTCGCGTTCTTCGAGAACAAGGCTCGACCTGATTACCTTCTATCCGTCAAGGCCGACGCATCTCCCGAGGAGCTGGAGCGGCTCGAGGTGCAGATCGATGAGAAGCTTCGCGGCTCACGTCGAACGGGACGCTTCCTCACGGCGACTGCCGACATCGACTTGAAGCCGCTCTCGTTTCCTCCGAAGGATCTTGCCGGACGCGAGACGATCGTTGAGGAGATCGCAGCCGTGTTCGGCGTTCCCGTGTCGATGCTCAAGGCGAACGATCCGAACCTCGCATCTGCGCAGAGCGGCTACCAGATGTGGCGCGAGGCGACCGTGCTTCCGATGCTTCGCATGGATGAGGAGGTGCTGAATCAGAATCTCATCCCGCTGTTCAACATCCAGGACGATGC